ACTACATTTGGTGCACCTTGTGCACCTACTGGAGCAACTGGAACGGCAACTGGTTTTTCTACTGCTACAGTAAGCTATATTGCACCAGTTAATAACGGCGGATATCCAATTACCAAGTATGTAGCAACTGCAAACGTAGGTGGTATTAGTGCTACAGTAACACAAGCTACATCAGGTACAATTACAGTAACTGGATTAGGAACAAAATCTTCTTATACCTTCACTGTTACTGCAATTAATAGTTACGGAACAAGTAACGCAAGTACTCCAACCGGTACTGTGACTACATTTGGTGCACCTTGTGCACCGGTTATTTGCTCGGCATCTATACCAGTTTACGGTACTACTACTGCGGCAATTATATATACTGCTCCTGCAAACGGCGGATCACCAATTACAAGTTATGTTGCAACTGCAAACGTAGGCGGCATTACTGCTACACTAAGTCAAGCAGGATCTGGTACTATTACAGTAGCTGGACTATCAAGTGGCACATACTATACATTCACCTTACAAGCAATTAATACTGCTGGCACAAGCTCTCCAAGCTCTCCAAGCGGTATAGTTGCTCCGGGAGTCGGTACATTGTGGACCTGGGGCTCAAACTGTTACGGTTTCAGCGGTACAAATCAATCAGTAAATACTTATTCTAGTCCTGTACAAATAGGTGCTGGTAATAATTGGAAATTTATATCTCAAGGTAGATGTTGTAGTGCTGCAGCCATTAAATTTAATGGAACATTGTGGACCTGGGGATATAACGCTATCGGTCAGTTAGGATTAGGTAATACTATAAATTATTCAAGTCCAAAACAAGTTGGTGCATTGACCAATTGGAGTAGTGTAGTTAGTCGTTCCTATAATACCATGGCAATTAAAACCGACGGAACTCTTTGGGTTTGGGGAGGCGCTAGTGCCGGGGTATTAGGATTGAATAATACCACTCCTTATTCCAGTCCAAAACAAGTTGGTGCATTAACTACTTGGAAACAAGTAGATTCAGATACCTCCACTGGGTTCGGTATTCAAACCAATGGAACTCTTTGGGCGTGGGGATTTGGCAACTACGGTGCATTAGGTCAAGGCGTTATTACTATTAATAATTCTAGTCCCATTCAAATTGGTGCATTGACTACTTGGAACCAGGTTTATGCTTCTTCTCTTGGGGTTTTAGCGACTAAAACCGATGGAACTCTTTGGGCTTGGGGCTATAACAATATTGGACAACTAGGACTAGGTACTACAACTGGTTATAGTAGTCCAAGACAAGTTGGGTCATTAACTAATTGGAGCAAATTACCACTCGATGGCGCTTTATCCAATGGTGTCTCTGGTGCAATTAAAACTGACGGTACACTATGGACCTGGGGATATAATAATTCCTACGGTGCATTAGGATTAAACGACACTGTTAATCGTTCAAGCCCTACTCAAGTTGGAGCACTGACCAATTGGACTCAAGTGACTAACTTGTCCGGCATAGGATACGGAATGGCTGGACTTAAGAATAACGGAACATTATGGACCTGGGGTACCAATTCGTCACCCGGCCGCTTGGGATTAAATAACCTACTTAGTTATTCCAGTCCAAAACAAGTCGGCTCATCGACGACTTGGGCATATGTTGCGGGAACTATGGCTCTTGGTATTGCCAATGCTAGCGCACCAGGTATACCTAGCATAACTGCCACAAATGTTGGCGGAACTGGTATAGCAATAACTGCCAGCGCTACAGGTAACAACGGAAGTCCAACTAGTGTAGTGGTCACCGGTACACCAGGTGGTGTAACCGCAACATTTACTCCACGTGGCGGAACAGTTACACTAACCGGATTTACATCAGGCACAACATATACGTTTACACCAGTTGCAACTAATAGCTTTGGATCCACCACTGGTTCAAACAGTTCAGCGACTTACACTGCAATATTACCAGGTGCACCTACTATTGGTACTGCTAGTGCAATCACATTGTGTAGTGCAACGGTATCATTTACTGCACCGGCAAGCAATGGTGGAAGTACAATATTGTACTATACTGCTACAAGTACTCCCGGTTCAGTGACTGCTACACTAAGTCAAGCTGGATCAGGTACAATTACTGTAACCGGATTGACAACAGGTACTAGATATACATTTACAGTTGCTGCAACTAATGCAATTGGTACTGGTACTTCCAGTGGATCTACAACTTCAATTAGTGTTGGAGCACCCTGTGCTCCAACCATCGGTACAGTAACTGCAACTACTACAACAGCAAATGTACCGTATACTGCACCGACAAACAATGGTGGATCGACCATTACCAGCTACGTAGCTACAAGTACTCCGGGTAGTATAAGTGCAACATTAAGTACTGCTGCTAGCGGCACAATTTCTGTAGCCGGCTTATCTGCAGGAACTAGTTATACATTTACAGTTGTTGCAGTTAATAGCTACGGAACAAGTAACACAAGTGCTAATAGTAACAGTGTAAGCCCACCATTAACACAAGGTAACTTGTATATGTGGGGTAGCGGTGGATCTGGTCAGTTAGGATTGAATAATACTACAACATATTCGACTCCTATGCAAGTTGGAACAAGTAATACTTGGAAACAAACATACTTGGCCGGTAACTGTCACTCATTTGCAATTGATGCCAATAATAATTTGTGGGCGTGGGGTCTAAATAGTTCTGGACAGTTAGGTTTAGCTAATACAACTAATTATTCAAGTCCGAAACAAGTTGGCTCAAATACTTGGAAAGTAATTGCCGGCGGTGACGCTTTTACAATCGGTATTACAACCAGCGGAGCACTGTTTAGTTGGGGTACACAAACTCAGGGACAATTAGGGTTAAACACTACTTCAGGTACTTATAATAGTCCAAAACAAATCGGCGCATTGACTACTTGGTTGACAGTATCATCCGGACAATACATGACGCAAGCTCTTAAAACTGACGGTACATTATGGTTTTGGGGAGACGGCCGATACTATGGACAAAGCGGACTCGGATTCCTAGGCAGTGTTTCTAGTCCTATACAAGTTGGCGGAGTGAATACTTGGAAATCTGTTAGCGTAAATTATTTCCACGTTGCAGCAATTCAAACCAATGGAACTTTGTGGACTTGGGGATTTGGCGGCTTTGGTGAAGGCGGCAGAGGAGTTAGCGGAAACACATCTAGTCCCCAACAGGTTGGTTCTTTGACCAATTGGGCACAGGTAGCATCTGGCAGAGATCACATAATTGCAGTCAAGACTGACGGAACATTATGGTCGTTTGGATACGGCTTTGGCGGCGTACTAGGATTAGGTAATACTACAAGTTACTCAAGTCCCAAACAAGTTGGAGCATTAACTACTTGGAAAGCAGTTGCTGCTTCGTCAAATGGATATAACAGCTATGCAACAACAGGCACTGCATTATATGCTTGGGGACAAAACAGCAACAGTGTATTGGGAATCGGTAATGCTACTAGCTATAGTTCACCAAAACAAGTCGGATCTGCAACTCAATGGATTGGTGTATCTGCAGGACCAAATTCTGCAGCAGGTATTCATATATAATTGAATACTGTTTCAATTCAAGATTTATAACCTGTAGCAATACAGGTTATAAATATTTGTATGAAAAAAACACTACACTTCTTATCGGGAATTCCCCGCAGCGGGTCTACGGTTTTGGCCGCTATATTAAACCAAAATCCTGCCACACACGTGTCAACTACGTCCGGGCTAGTTCACGCACTTGATTCTTTAGCAAATACTTGGTTCAGCCAAGGATTGCTTAACGAAAATGATCCTAATCGAACAAAATTAGCAGAAACAATGCGTGGAATGATTGATGCATTCTACGAAGATACTGACAAAAAAATAGTGATTGACAAGGGTAGAGGCTGGCCTATACCTGTTATTATGCAGGCGATGACACAGGTCTTAGGGGCCAAACCTAAAATCATTGCTACAGTACGACCAGTTCCTGATTGTATGGCTAGTTTTGTCAGAGTTGCAAAACCTGATGACCTTGATAAATTTATGTATGACGGTCAATTAGCCGATCACCTTAAGGCAGCTTATATCAGTTTACAGTCCGGATACGAAGCAATGCCTGAATGTTTCTTATTCGTTGAGTACGACGACTTAATTGCTAATCCTAAAAAAGAACTGCAACGCATACATAAGTTCTTGGGACTTAAACCATTCAAATACGATTTTAGTAACATTGACGGATCTTCTGTAAAAGAAGACGATGAAAATATACACGGTTACGAAGGTATGCACGATATTAAACCAGTGCTAGCACGTCAACATACAGACGACCCAAAAGTAGTATTAAGTTATCATTATAATCAATTCTGCCAGCCAGAATTTTGGAGTGACGGTAAAAGAACTACTCCGACATTAGATGATCTAGACCTTCAAGTAGCTGCAGGAAAAATAGGTGATTTTGCCGAAGGATGGCGTTTAGCACAAAAATTAGAAAGAGAAAGACCTGGCGATCATAGAGCTGCTTACAACAAAAGTTGGTATTTGCTTAGACAAGGCAAAATACTAGAAGGTTACACAGTTATGAATCGAGGCCGGTTCTGCGGTATTATTGGAGACCAACATCCCGACACACCTGCACCAGAATGGGACGGCAAATCTAAAGGCACAATATTGTTATACTGTGATCATGGATTAGGCGATCAAATACATCAAGTTAGGTATGCAAAAGACTTAGCTGCACGGGGAAATAAAGTTATTGTTTGTTGTACTGGTATGCTAGCCAGTTTATTCAAAGATGTTGAGGGAGTTAGTGCAGTAGTACAACACGGTGCAGAATTTGGTGTTTATCACGATTTTTGGACATTTGCTATGGTAGCTCCGGGGCCATTGGGATTAGAACTAGCAGATTTGCGCGGAGATCCTTACATAACTAAGCCTATTACCATTAAAGGTCCTAAAAAACGTATCGGTCTTAGATGGCAAGGACAGAGCAAATTTGAAGAGGATCACAACAAAAAATTCCCATATCAGCTGATGTTTGATGCGGTAAAAAATGACGAATACGAGTTTATAAGCCTGCAAAGAGACGAAGGGGCAGATGCTTGTCCGACGTGGGTTAAGCAAGTTCCGCTAAATACATGGGAAGATACTAGAGTTGCGGCCGCAAGTTGCGACCTAGTTATTAGTTCTTGCACATCAGTCAGCCACTTGAGTGCGGCTATGGGCATAGAAACATGGGTTGTGATACCTGTAATGGGGTATTACTTATATGCGTTAGAAGGTGAAAAAAATCCATATTATGACTCAATGACGTTATTCCGTCAAGAAGTATTTGGGGATTGGACTGCACCGTTTAACAATATTAAACAAAGATTGAAACAGACTAAATTAAGGAGAGTCGCATGAGCACACATTATGTAAGAGTAGTTGATGGTAACGTAACTGATGTTTGGGATACACCCCCAGCAGAGGGCGTTGGTAACAACGGTTGGAGAAACGCAGTAGAAGTCAGACCAGACATTATTCCAAATCGTCAGGGTTATACTGCACACACATTTGATTTGACAACAGATCCTGTGCAAATCGTTTGGGGAACATTTGATATTTCTGTAGATGACCGTAAATCATCAATGATTACACAGGCAAAATTTGCAGTTCAACAGACAATTCGTGAAAGCGCAATGGATCCAGAATCATTTGATCCATCTGCAATTACCGCTGCACAAGCAACTATGACTGCTAGAATTGCAGCCATTAATGCTTGTAATACACACGACGAGTTGGATGCATTGAATTGAAGTTAAACCTGGGCTGTGGGTACAATAAGCTTGAAGGGTATGTTAACGTTGATAACGACCCTTCTTGCAATCCAGATAAAGTTGTAGATCTAGAAAAAAAGCTGCCCTGGAAAGACAATTCAGTGGACGAGATAGTCATACACCATGTGTTAGAACATCTCGGCCAAGATACTAAAAGTTATTTTGCCATATGGAAAGAATTCTATAGAATTCTTAAAGATGGTGCAGAAATTTATATTACTGTACCTCACTATAGGCACGATAATTTTGTTCACGACCCTACACACATAAGGGCAATTACTCCAGTTGGTATTGATATGTTTAATCAACGTAAAAATACTGAAACTGTTGAAAACCACGGGCAAGAAACTACCTTAGGGTTACAATTAGGGATAGATATAGCAGTCACGGAAGTAGGCCATGATTTCACCCCTTGGTTTATGGAATACGCAAAAACTTTGCCCCCAGAAGCTGTTAATATAGAATTTAACAAATATAACAACACTTGCTACCAAGTACACATTAAAGCAAAAGCCTACAAACCTGCTCGGAGTTTGCGTTGAAGATATTGGTAATGGGTTTGCCAGGATCTGGTAAAACTACATTTAGTCAAGAACTAGTTAAACGACTAATGCTTACCCATTCAGTAAGTTGGTTCAATGCTGACACAGTAAGAGAACAATTTAACGATTGGGATTTTTCTCCTGAAGGTCGCGAACGCCAAATGCAACGTATGATTGACCTGAGCAACAACTCGGGTAGTGATTTTTCAGTTTGCGATTTTGTTTGCCCTACTGAAAAACTACGTGATGCATTTAATGCTGATATAGTTATTTGGATGGATACCATTGAAGAAGGTAGATTTGCAGATACCAATAAATTATTCGAAAACCCAACTTCAGTAACATATCATATTACAGATTGGTCAGACTCTTGGGTAAAGTCCATAGCCAGTGATTTAACGCAAGCACCCAGTGACTCCAATGTTAGAAGTTTAGTAAAAGCAATATCTTGGCGTATCATTGGCACAGTGGAAACATTTTTAATAAGTTTATTAATGACTGGCAAATTGACTACTGCTGGTAGTATTGCTGGCATACAAGCAGTATTATCAACATTATTATATTGGTACCACGAAAGAGTTTGGAACAAACTTAAATGGGGCAAGACTCGATAGATCTGATTTTGTAGATACCTGTTGACGCACAGTTAAATATACTGTATAATCAACAATTATGAATCCTACATTACACATTCTATCCAATCCCTACGGAATAACACACACCAAATATCGAATTGAACCTTTTAATGTAGCTGTACTTAAATTTATAGCTAATATGAAAGACAGAGGTTTCAATTTATTACATTACGGACACGAAAGCGCAGAAGTAGACTGCGAAAATGTTGCAGTAATTACCAACGAAGATCATCCGCCTCCCGAAAAAGATCAAATATTTTCGGAAAAAGGTGACTTGGGAGCCAAGTTCACTGAACGTGCAGATAAAGAAATCTCCCGCAGAAAACGTCCAGGTGATATGATTCTATGCTTTTATGGCATAGCACATAAAGAACTGGCACTACGACATCAGGATCTTTTTATAGTTGAACCTAGCATCGGTTATTGGCCCGACACAGTATTTGCACCTTATCGTGCATTTACCAGTTATAGTCAAATGCATTACTACTATGGCCTGCATCAAAGATTACTAACTCCCAGTTGGTTTGATACAGTTATTGCTAATGCATTTACTCCTAGTGAATTTGAGTTCAATGATAAAAAAGATGATTATTTTGTATTCCTTGGGCGTGTTAATACCGACAAAGGAGTTGACCTTTGTATCCAGGTTACAGAACATTTAGGTAAAAAATTGATAGTAGCCGGACCGGGTAACTTACAAAGTCTGGGCTATGCAACAACTCCCAGTCACGTGACTCACATTGGGTCAGTTAATATGGAAGAACGCAAACAACTGTTATCTAAAGCAGCTTGTTTAATGGCACCCACACACTATTTAGAGCCCTTTGGTAATATTGTAGTAGAAGCTGCAATGAGTGGCACTCCAGTACTGACTCCAGACTGGGGCGGATTCGTTGATAGTGTAGTACACGGGGTAACAGGATTTAGATGCGGAGACTTCAAAACATTTGTTGAATCCGCGGCAGTCGTAGATCAGTTGGATCCTGCCAATTGCAGAACCTGGGCAATGGATAACTTCAGTGATGATGTAATTCACGCAAAATTTGAAAACTGGTTCAAGAAAATATCAAGGCAGAATTTTTATTATGTATAACATTTATAGCAAAGTTGCACCCGAGTTGTTGTTGCACAGAATCAATAGATTTGACGAAATAACCGAGCGTACAGATATCAGTGAAAATGAACAGTTTTTGCAATTGGCTACATTGCGTATGCCCAAAGACAAAACATTCAGACCGCACAAACATATTTGGAAACAACCAGTAGTTGATTTGGTAATTGCACAAGAGTCTTGGGTAGTAATTCAAGGTAGTGTGGAGGTTAGTTTTTTTGATATTGATGATACCTTGATTGAAAAACAAATTATTCGCCGCGGCGATTGTAGTTTGACTTATCAAGGCGGGCATACCTATACTATTCTTGAAGACGATACAGTGGTTTATGAATATAAAACAGGACCTTATCAAGGCCAAGAGTTAGATAAAGTATTTCTATGAGCAATTTGTTTTTTGATACTGCAACATTAAAATCCTGTGGTACTAATGTTATCATTGGGAAGACTGTGCGTATCAGAAATCCTGAATTGGTAAGTATTGGCAACAATGTAATAATCGACGATTATACTTACATATCAGGAACAGTCAACATCGGCGACTATGTACACATAGCTGCTGGCTGTGTGTTAAGTGCAAGTGCTGGTATCATTACTATGCGAGCATTCAGCGGTTTAAGTGCTGGATGTAAGGTCTATGCTGGTAGTAGTAATTATGTTAAATGTGGGTTGGATTTACCCACAATACCCAAACAGTATCAATACAATGTGATAATTGACAATGTAGTGCTAGATAGTTTTGTGTTAGTTGGGGCAAACAGTATAGTACTACCCGGCAGTAACTTACCACAAGGGCTTGCAGTAGCAGCCAATACTGTAGTTAACAAATCATTAAATTTAGAAAAATGGAATTTATTGGTTGATAGGTCTGGCAAACAAATTCCCCGTAGAGGAGTCAAAGAACTTGCTCAACGAGTAAATGAATTTTATAATATAGAGATCGAGTATGAGTGAAAAATATACCAGCTGGCCTTTGGGGCAATTACCAAAACATCTACAACGCCCAGAATTAGATCAATTGAAAACTTTGGGATATGATTGGCAAGATCCAAGAGATGTAGTAGATATGTTTGAAAAAAAAGTTGCAGCATTTGCTGGTAGCTGTTATGCGGTGGCAGTAGATTGTTGCAGTCACGCAGTATTTTTAAGTTTGAAATACTGTAATGCTATGGGCACAGTTACTATGCCTACTAGATCCTATGTGAGTATTGCACAACAGATTGTGCACGCTGGCTGTCGTGTAGCATTTGAAGATATTGCGTGGAGCGGTAGGTATCAACTTAAACCTTATCCTGTATGGGATGCCGCAGTACGATGGACTCCTGGAATGTATACAGGTGGGCTACATTGCGTAAGTTTTCAACTTAAAAAGCGTGTACCAATTGGCCGCGGTGGTATGGTACTAACAGATGATCTCGAAGCATACAAATGGCTTAAATTGGCCAGTTATGATGGCAGAGATTTAGCAGTCCCCCAGTGGGAAGATGATTATGCAGTGATGGGATGGCATTACTATATGACTCCTGAAGATGCTGCACGTGGAATTATACTAATGGATAGTGTGGATCCCAGTACATATGGTGATTCAGCAACAGAACAAAACTATCCAGATTTAACAACCAAACGACTATTCAAATGACAAAAAGAGCACTAATAACAGGTATAACAGGGCAAGACGGCAGTTATCTTAGCGAATATCTACTGAGTCTTGGCTACGAAGTCTACGGCATTGTTCGTAGGCATAGTGTGGCAGAAAATCAAAGCAGTAGACTCAGCCATATAGACACACGTATAACTCGTATCTATGGTGACTTGACTGATGAGTGGAGCATTACTAAAACTATTACTGATATCCAACCGGACGAGATTTACAATCTCGCAGCTATGAGTCACGTAAGAATCAGTTTTGAAATGCCAGCATTTACAATTAAAACCAACGGGCTCGGTGTACTAACAATGCTAGAAGCTTATCGTCAATTTTGTCCCACTGCTAAGTTTTATCAAGCCAGTAGTAGTGAAATGTTTGGTAATAGCATCGACGAAGACCATACCCAAAGATTAACCACACCAATGGTGCCAGTAAGTCCTTACGGTGTTAGTAAAGTAATGGGCTACAATCTTGTACGTCATTATAGAGATGCTTATAAACTACACGCCTGTAACGGCATATTGTTTAATCATGAAAGCCCACGTAGGGGCACTAACTTTGTTACCAACAAGATTGTTAAAACTGCAGTAGAAATTAAAAAAGGGCTAGCAGACAAATTGGAATTAGGTAACTTAGACAGTTGCAGAGATTGGGGGCATAGTTATGATTATGTACGTGCTATGCATTTGATCATAAACAATGATTTACCTAGAGACTGGGTAGTTGCCACCGGCGAAAGTCATAGTGTACGAGACTTATGCGAGTATGTGTTTTCTAAATTAGATATGGACTATAATCAATATGTAGTACAGAATCAAAAGTTTTTACGTCCCGAAGAGCTACGCTATCTCAAAGGCGATAGCAGTAAGATTAGAGCCGAATTAGGTTGGAAACCTACCTATACTTTTGAATCTATGTTAGACGAAATGATTGCACATTGGATGGAGCAGGTTTGATGCAGGCAGTTCAGTACGGGTATATGCCAGGTTACAGTGGTAACCCTGCTTTTCAATTTACAAAAGACTTTGATCGACGAGTTGCAGTAAGCTTTGATACGATAGAAACAGACTTAACCGCCGACTATCGAGTGTTGGTACAATGCGAACCTCCAGTGTTATACAGAGATTTTGCGAAGATGGTATATGACAATGCTGATAAATTTGATCTCATACTTGCTTATAATCCTGAATTATTAAAATTGCCTAATGCCAAATTGTTTGTGCCTGCTGGTAGTTGGATACAAACTCCTGACATTGTAAAACACAATCAAATTACCTATATGATGAGCAGTAAAATATATACTCCTGATCATAGACTGCGTTTTATGATATTGCGTAGAATGGAAAAACGTACTACGGTAGGCGACTTTGAATTCAAAATGTATCGAAGTCCTCCTAGAATTCCCACTAAAGATCCTTACTTCCAAAATGCCAAGTTCAACATAGCTTGCGAAAACCAAGTTATGCACAATATGTTTAGTGAAAAAATACTGGATTGTTTTATAACCAAAACTGTTCCTATATACTATGGTTGCATTAATATAGGGGATTTTTTTAATCCCGCAGGTGTGGTACCGTTTTTTAACATAGAACAGTTAGAAAACATACTAAAAAATATTACTCCTGCACACTATGACGCAATGGCAGATGCTATAGAAGAAAACTACCAACGAGCGTTGCCTTATTGGGAAAAAAGTATCTATCAACGATTAGAAGAATTTATTGCAGCTGAGATAGCACAACTAAGTAATTAATACTCGATAATATTATGATAACAAATGTAATTATAACTGATAACTTTTACAGTAATCCTGATGGGGTTAGAAATTTTGCACTGAGTCAACCATTTTCAGTGACTGGAAATTTTCCAGGAAAAAGAACAATCAGCCATCTTACTCCCGATGTAAAAGAAACTATTCAAAGCATAGTATGGAACGCCGGCGGTGCAGTAACAGATTGGTTCGAGAACGACGGCTACACAGGTGCATTTCAATTGACTACGGCAGCAGATCGCAGCTGGGTTCATAGTGATCATTTTAACACTTGGGCAGGAGTTTGTTATCTTAACCCTGACGCTCCTTACACAGGCGGCACTGGTTTATTCAGACATCGTGCAACTGGTGCAGTTCGTGCAGGCGAATTAACCACAGGATACGAAGCACAAGATATGACCAAATGGGATTTATATGATACACTAGGCAACATATATAATCGTTTGGTATTATACCGAGGAGATCTTTTTCATAGCAGTTTAGACTACTTTGGATCTGACCTATACACAGGAAGACTTTTCCAAGTTTTCTTTTTCAGCACACAATATTGAAAGACACTTATGGTTAACCAAGTACCTAACTTTTTAGAACAACATATACTCGACGAAATTACACAAAAATTTGAAGACAGCAAAGGCAAAGCTGCATTCGAAATTAACAATATGGGACGTTGGGGACAAGGATTAGACCGTGGCAGTTTTGCTCCTGTGTTTATTATACCTCTTAGCGAATACGAAGAATATTTTGTTGCCAAATACAAGTCTGTTGATCCTGCATTTGCTGACTATAATCATGCCACAGTATTTTTACATATTTGGCCTCCTGGCAGTCAAATCAACTTCCACCACGATGACGTAAGTGAAGGTCAAGACAAACGGTTAACCAGTACAATCTATATTAACCCTACTTGGAATTGGAATTGGGGTGGATTATTTTTATACGATGATCCTGAGCAAGGACAACGTTGGATATTTCCTCATTACAATCTAATGACTTGGTTTGTGCCTCCAATTTATCACGGTACCAGTATGCTTACATTGGCTGCAGAATATCCAAGACTTAGCATACAGTTATTCTTTACAAAATAATATGAATCTAGATCATTGGTTTCCTAGTGTAATCGGGAGAGACTACCACCCTGAGTGGATTGAACCAATGAATCTACAGATGGATAAATTATTCGAATCTCCCGATAGAAATATCAACACTGATTTTTACTACAACGGTGAAACAACCTACGGCACACAAAATTTAACTCATAACGAAGATTTCAAACCTTTTGTGGATTTTATACAAGCCCAGGCCTGTGCATTTTTAGAACAAATGGGATATGATAGTAGTCGTGTGCCTTGGAAGCCATTTTTATTTGCCAACAGATTTTTAGAAGGTAGCACACACCCTAAACATCTGCATAGTCAATGTACTATAAGCGGAATTTACTATCTTAAAACTCCGCCAGGCAGTGCCAACATAAGATTCTATCCTAATCAGCCATTTAAGGATTTCTTTGATTATATGTTTATGATTAAAGATCCTACAAATTGGTATAGTTTACAACATACCGATTATGTTCCTAGCCCAGGATTATTGTTGATGTGGCCCAGCTGGTTGTATCACGAAGTTCCTCCTAATCATAGTACAGAACCCAGAACCAGTCTGGTGTTTAATCTCTAATCTTTTCTAAAACCTGTATTTTATCTTTATTGGCCTTGAACTTGAATGTTCTCCAAACTCCTGGATGCAACGGTCTAGGCATATGGTCCAATGTAACCCAGCAATACCCGTGATGTTCATGATTTAATGCAGGCAAAAACTCATCTTCTACTTTGATTAAAAAAGTATGATAGATAAACGTACCTTTGTTACTGGTGTATTGTTCGATGGGTAGTATCTTGGCTCCCTTAATTTCCCCGCCGAGTTCTTCTCGTATTTCTCTTAGAAGTCCGTCAAGTATAGATTCGCCCGATTCTATTTTTCCGCCCACTATTCCCCACGTGTCAGGGAATCTCCCACCATTTCTTAATAGGAATAGATATCTATTGGTGCTTGTTGAATATATAAGTGCACCACAACTTTGTTTTAGATTATTAGTTGCCATTGTCCTGCTGGGTAATACCCTTCATAACTCTTGGTCCATTGTGCACCGTCCCATTTATACTGTACACTGGTAGTTAAGTTAGTAACGTAGTTTACTGCAGAAGTGGCTCTACTGTCAAATGCTACTTGCCAGTGTTGCCCATTAAATTGTATAATATCGTTGGCAACTGCATATAATGGTGTATTATCTCTGCCCATCCAATTGTATTGTGGTTGTGCACCTGGAGTAGTTATGTAATCGTTGACCAACAAATAGCGTGTGCCGTCGGCTAGGTCTTGAAGATCTTTATTGGGTCTGCTGTTCTGCGGATCGATTATAGCATTGACAGGAACTAATGTATTTGCTGGTATAGTATCTATATCCGGAGTCCACATTAGTACAGTATCGTCGACAGGATTATATGCTACAGTACCGATTACTTCGTTACGATCCGGGAGTGTAAATCTAATTTGGCTACCACCGTTGACCAAGTTACCATAGATATTAACAACAGTTCTCCAAGGTAAGTTCGTTCCAATTTTATGTGTAACAGCATTAAATGTAATCAAATCACCGTCAAATCCTGTAACAACATTGCTGGTTGTAACAGTTGTACCGTCGATGCTCACTACTACACTATTATTGCTTACAGTTGCAACAGGGGTCGCATCGTCGGTTACAGCTAGTGTACCGACTATCATTCCAGGTTCTATACCGTCTGTGTTATCAACTACAACAGTTGTGCCGTTTCTGACAGACGAAGTCAATTGTTTAATAACTTGTTGTGCAGTAGGATCAATTACTGGATCGTGTTCTTGCACCAATTTTACAGTATTGTCTATTAATATTACTCCGTACTGTAATGGTGTAATATATTGTCGACTCATCAAATTGGCATCACTATAAATGGCTTCGTCTATGTTACCGTCTGAGTCAAAAATACTGGCAATAATTTTTTGAACAACTCCCAATTTCTTAACCAGTGCAGGTGCACTTAGGAATATTGGTAACTCAAAAGTTAGAGTGGCAATATCAATAGGATTCTCAGTACCAATTGGCACAGTTCTTGAACTCCAGGTAGTATCGGTTAGTGTTATGTAAGTAATACTGGTCCAATCAACATAGTTGTCTGTGCTTTGAATTTCCATAGACGGATTAAACAAGGTTGAAATTTGCTCAATCAGTTGTAATTTTTGTTCAGTATTACTGGTCCAAATATCTACCTTGAGAGTTAATCGATAAGGCACAGGCATTAGTCTTTCGACAGTTAATAAATCGCCCTGGGTAGTACTAAAATCCCCAGTGCTGGGATCAAAGAATCTTTCGCGTAAATTTAGTTTACCAACATACGTTGGATTCTGTACTCTTTCTCTGTCGTATTTTAGTTCGTTAATGTAAACTGCCATTGCAGGAACACTATTCAAATAGTTTTCACTGTTTTGTTTTAGAATAGCCATACCTTGACGACTGCTATCTCCATAAATCACAGGGACTCTTTGAAGTGCAATACTGTTGTTTCGGTCAAATCCGAACTCAACTTGAAAGTTACTGAGTATACGAATAAACTGAGTAAGGTATCTTCGGATTTGCCCTGAATAGAAAAATTGTTGCATAGTGTTGTTTAGTTATCTGCACGTGGTGTTAGTGCTTGGTTGAGATTTTGTCTTGTTGGCAAAGTCTGACCTTCTTTATTTGTATATGTACTAGTATCATTGATGAACGTACTGGTTAAAGTCTTATTATCTGCACCTGGGGTTAAATTAGCTCTGACTACATCTTGTACAACAACCCATCTGGAGCCGTCCCAACGAAATAATCTATTGGGTAAAAAGTCTACTCGTAAAATGTAGTCTCCAATTTGTGGCAAAGGTGGAAATTGGGTGTTACTGATAATAGCCAAATCTTCAGGACTAAATTTAGTGTACTGTCCAATGCTGGTGTTTGCTGCTGGAAAACTAGGATCAGTTGGGAAACTAGTACTAACATTAGCAACAAATCCATTTGGTGGTTGGCTATCGGTAGTCAAATACCCTGGTGTGTTTTGAGCAGGTCTATAGGGTAAAGTATTAACGTAATCGACATTGCTGTCTACATACAGATTAGTAAAATCAACAGTTTGTCCAGTGGGATCTCCAGGACTACCATCCGGTAAAGTTGGTTCCACATAAAGTGTGTCAGTATTATATCCACTTAACGGAACATCAATTTGAGCTTGAGCCAGTACTGCATCGTTAATTTCATTGAGCTTGTTGTAGTTAGACAATATTTGCCCAATTGGAGTATTTGCTGCATCGCCTGCGGTAACATTGTTCAAAATATCTTTGTATTCTTGCGCATCCACTAGCGGTGTCATTTTGACTCTGACTAAATGTGGCCACCAAGTAGCACTGAATCCTTCAGCGGCAAATGTTACATCTTGAATCACATAATAACGTTTTAGTACTGCTGGAATAGCTGCATCTAACGGGTAGTAATCCTTTTTATGCAACAATTCTAATACATCTCCTGACATTAGTTTTCTACCAACAGTAGTAACAACATCGTTTAGATGGAAAGTCATCATAACAGTATCTGCACTTAAAAAGATTCCAAATTGTTGTAAGTCAAAGTCGTTGTCGTTTACTGTGTAAATTCCTCTGAGACTGTATATGCTAGTATCGTATTTTCTATCACGATTTTCAACAAACAGTAAATCTTGTATATTAGTTGCAGATTGATTTTGATAAGCAGGTTTTTCTGGATTGTTCCAATATATGCTAACTGGACTATTACTGCTAATAGTAGATGTAATTGGATTATTAATGGTTACTGTGTTTGCACCAAAATTAACATTTGTAACAACAGTACCACTTGCAATTCCAATTCCGCTAACAGTTTGCCCGACAGCCATTGCACTGACATTACCAAAAGGTAATACATTTGAATTGGCGGTTACGGTTGCAGTAGTATTGTATGCCTGTACTTGACTAGTAGGGCCAAGATATTTGTGCAAGTACACACCAGTGCCGCCGATAGTAAACTCTTCGGAGATTCTACGATCGAAAAATTTGTAATCATTGCTGTGGTTTTCTCGCCACAAAGATAGTCTTGGCATTATTTGTCCCGTTTATAGTGTATTTATTGCAACATTGACATTAAATTTCAATTACAGTATAATTGTGGGATGACACAAATTATAGACTACGAGCCAAAATTTAGTGAAATGTTAGCCTGTATCAGTGCGGTTAACGATATGCGGGCCCGTAGTCAACTGTATAAAATGTATACAAACTGTCGTAAAATCCACACAGAAATGAGCCAAGAATTGGTAGAGTGTAGACGCAGGAAAAAATTAACACAAAAGTATACAGAATTAGAAACTAACTTAAACCTAAGTATTAGTGAATTTGAGCAGTGGACAACCTTTGCGAATTTGCTTTATTGACATTAATGCTGATCTGCAGTATAATGTATTTTTACAACACAAAACGTAGGCTACTATGGAAATTACAGTAAAATGTCGAGGACAGGGTAGAGCTGAGTTAGTTAAAGCCTGTGCAGGTTTTATTGCAAAAGAACTAAAAATCAGCAACAGCACTTGGAAACTGCAAATCCAGCTCAAACGTTTCCCCAAAGAAGAAGGCATTCGTGGTAGCGTAATCGATGCTGGACCTAAACAGTTAGTGATGTTTTTAGAGTCGTCTATGGAGTTTGAACGTTTTACAGAAGTGTTGAGTCACGAAATGGTACACGTTAAGCAATTTGTGCGTGGCCAGTATAAACAAGAAATCAAACGTGGTCTTCCAGTACATTACTGGATGGGCAAGCAGGTAAAGGCTAAGTATTACGACCAACCTTGGGAACAAGATGCTTGGAGTCGTGAGCGAATTTTATCAAACAAATTATTTGCTGTTATTAATCAGGAGTAAACAATGGCGACAGTAGCAGGAATTAAAATTAAAACCAAAGTGGCCAAGCCACGTGGCGGCCAGTTTATGGATGAAAAGTACACCGGCGGGGAACCAGCGTGGGATACAGAAGCAGCAGGAAAGTTTGATAATGAAACTTTTGATCATTATCTACGCAAGAGTTTCTATTACTACAATTATTACTATACTCAAAAAGACTGTAAAAAATACATTGTAGAATGGATGCAAGCACAACCTAGTACATTTTCCAAACAAGAAGTAAGTGCGTTTATTCGCAGTAGTGACCGTAATATGTCAATGACAGCCTGTAGCCTCATTATGGCACATCGTGCAGGTATGCCATTCCGTGGACGTCACATTGAGTTTATTACAGAAGCTATTAACAAATCTATCGGTTTAGCCGAACCTGAAGATACTGTGGTTGAGACTGCTGAGGAAAAACCTAAAGCATACGTGCCCACTATCCAGGATCGCCTTAATGAAAAAACTGCTGAAATTATCGGCGAGTTAGAAGGTCATTATGACGAAGCCACAAAAGCAACAAAGACTACATTTAAGCCCTACGAGTATCTTGTGTCAAACAATGTAGTACAAAGTCAATTAAGCAAATATGAATTGGTTTATACCAAACGCAAACTAGAGCTTGAATCGGCATTGGCCAAGCAAGACGAAGACCTTAAAGAAGGGTATCGTCATTATAAAGCCGCAGACTTCAAACGTTTGATTGCTTGGATTGATGATCTTTTGGTAGCGATTGATCAATATAGAAGTGTGAAAAAAGCAGTTAAAAAAGCTCGTGTGAAAAAAGCACCTTCGAAAGAGAAATTGATCAGCAAGTTAAAGTACAGTAAAGAGTTCAAGGAACTTAAAATTGTCAGTATTAATCCTGCCGATATTATTGGTGCTACAGAATTATGGGTTTACAATACCAAATATCGTAAATTGGGTAGATATACTGCAGATGCATACAAGACGTTGACCATTAAAGGCACAACTATTGAAAACTTTGATTCTACCAAGAGTGTGCAAAAGACCTTGCGTAAGCCTGCAGAGCAATTAAAAGAATTTGCTAAAGCAGGTAAGGTACAGTTGCGTAAGTTTTTAGATGATATTCGTGCAACAGATACGCAACTAACAGGGCGTATTAGTACAGACATAGTACTGCTAAAAGCGGCATAATATAGTTTCCTATTAGCTAAATATGGTTAGTAGGACACAATTATGCCAGTACAAATGACCCCAGGTCTGCAAAACGACCTAAGCCTTCAAACCCAGAATCTTGGTGGTCCTGGGCCAATTGACATCAATAGTGCAATTGATGCCGCCGGTAATATCCAAACACTAAATCAACTTCGTAATCAAATGACTGATTACATTAGATTGCGTTTGGGCGACGGTATTGTTGATGTTGAATTAGACAAAGAACACTTTGAGCTTGCTATTAAGCAGTCACTTACTAAATATCGACAATTGGCCAGTAATGCACAAGAAGAAAGTTATGCGTTTTTGGACCTTTTGCCTGAAACACAGGAATACATACTGCCCAATAATATTATGGATGTGCGTACTATCTTCCGTCGTGGTATTGGAAGTGTGACAGGTACAACTGCAAGTCAATTTGAACCATTTGCCAGCGGTTATTTGAATACTTATATGTTGGTTGCAGGTCGAGTTGGGGGATTAACCAATTACGAAATGTTTACACAATATCAAAAATTAGCTATGACTATGTTTGGCGGTTATATGAATTATACATTTAATCGTGTTACTAAGAAACTTACTGTGGTTAGAAAGATCCCCCAGTACGGTCATACATTTTTACCTATTCAAAGTATTGTGGCCAGTAGTCAAAATGTTGGTGCCACTATTACTATTACATTTAATGTGCCTTGGCCTTTGCAAGCAGGTAACAGTATCTACATCATTAACCCTACTGTAGCAGGCTGGGCTGGCCAATACATTGTGCAAACAGTTGGGGCAGGTGGCAATGTTATTACAGTTACTGCACAACAACCTTTGGGTAGTTTAGAACTAACTGACTATGCAATGAGTCAAACTCAAATTTGGAGTCCAGAGTTGGACAGTGTAGACAATACCGAAAGTGTGCTATTATGGGTTTATAATTACAAACCAGATAGCGTGTTGTTAAGTGACCAGTTTGTTTATCCTTGGTTGCAAGAATATGCACTCGCATTTTGTAAAACTATTTTAGGACAAGCTCGTGGTAAGTTTGCTCAAATTGCAGGACCACAAGGTGGTACACAACTAAATGGTGCTGCTCTTATGGCAGAAGGCCAAGCCGAAATGGAAAAGCTCGAATTAGATATAAGAAACTATGTAGATGGCTCACAACCGTTGACTTGGGTTACTGGTTAATGTTATACTAGCAACTCACGCAGGAGTTGTTATGATCATAGGATTTTGTGGATTAATTGGCAGTGGTAAAGATACTGCTGCAGACTATCTTGTTAACTTTCACGAGTTTCGTAGGGACAGTTTTGCAAGCAGTCTTAAAGATGCAGTTAGCGCAGTATTTGGTTGGGACCGAGAACTATTAGAAGGCCGTACTAAAACTGCAAGGGCTTGGCGAGAAGAAATAGATCCTTGGTGGAGCCAACGCTTGAATATGCCACATCTGACTCCCCGGTGGATACTACAATATTGGGGTACAGAAGTCTGCAGACAAGGATTCCACGATGATATGTGGATTGCCAGCTTGGAAAACAAACTTAGAAATACCAACGACAGCACAGTTATCACTGACTGTAGATTCCCTAACGAAATAGCTGCCATCAGAGCACAAGGTGGTAGAATTGTGTGGATACAACGCGGTATAATTCCCCATTGGTACGATATTGCATCAAAAGCAAATAAAGGAGATACCAAAGCTGCTGAATGGCTCAAAGCAAATAATATACACGCTAGTGAAACATCATGGGCTGGTACTGATTTTGATGTTGTCGTAGACAATAACGGCACTATAGACGACTTATACTCGCAACTTAAAAATCTGGTTTAACTTCAGCTTCTTGCCAAGGTAGCTTACTAAGGCCGATTTCTACTCTGCAATTCAAGCAAATACTTTTTAAGTTAAATTGGCTATTGTTGCGTAAGTTGCCGTCTACATGGAATACTGTCATTTGTTTGTCAGGATATTTGGCCTTCCAACCGCAATGATCGCAAACTGTGCGTTTCCTGTACCCAGCCTTAAACCACGCGGGGGGTATAGGCTTTAATTTGTTGCCTTTTCGACTACAACTGCTACATAGTCTTCGATAGTGGTGTTTACCGTCTTTAACGTAGTTAACGGCCGACGGATTTTGTTTACAACTTTGACAAACGGGTCTAATCATACTAATATTTAATCAAACCTTTGGCAAAGGCACCTAAGCCACAGTTATTTCTCCAAATACGATAAATATCTTTATAAAGAATTTAAGGTTAATTTCTTATTTT